TTCTCTAAGTTTATCTTTCTCTATCTTCCATATAGTATCAATTAATGTTGCAGTTTTATCTGGATTCTTCTGTCTTAGTAAAGTATATTTAGTTAATCCACCACCATCTGATTTAATTTTTCTCATACCTACAAGTTTAACAGCCTCAGCTGCACCCTGCAGTTTCATAGTATAATCACCAAAAGATTCTGTTTTACTTTTACCTGGAGCAAATACTGAATCAGCTTTAAGTATAGGATCATACGCAATCATTTCAACTATTGTATCTGTTTTTTGTTTATTAATTGCTATTTGATCATTAACATATTTTACAACAGGATGATTTATAAATTTAGCAGGTATTAACATTGCAGCACCAGTTGTTTGTTGACCCTCATTAAATTGTAAAAAATCAGGAAATGTCTGATCTCTCATATCTTTATATTTAGGAGTGCCGTCTTTATTATACATATCCTGTTTAAATAACTCAGTTGGTCTTCTGTCAAATCCAAAGATAGCTTGATTATAATTATAATTTGTCCATAGTATTTTACCATATGCTACATTCTCTAATTCTAAATCTTTAATATATTTATTATGTTTAGCAACTTGATCTGGTGACATAATTTTATCTATAAATTTTTCTGGAGTTGGTAATGGTTCTTTACCTTCTGCAATTCTTTTAGTATTAGATTCCTCAAACTTAATTGCTTGCTCAGATTCTCTTAATATATTTTTATGTTCTGTAATGATTACATCATTTCTAAACATATTTTCAGCTAATATACTTCTAACAGGACCATCCTCTCTATTTTTAGCTTGTATTTTTTCTAAGTTTACTAATTCTTTTTCTAGTTTATCTATATTTTTTTTTGCTGCAACATACTCTTTACCCATTATCTCAGAGTCTTTTAAAGACTTATTAGCTTCTCTTATCTCTAATGTTTTCTGTGAAATAGCATCAGATAACATTTTAGGTTTTTCCATTAAACCCATTAGTTGTTTAGTTTGTATTTCTAATTCTGATAATTGTCTTTTAATAGGTTTACCTTCAGCTAATGGACCCATTACACCTAATATACCCCACACAGCTGCGGATGCTAATCTTTCATCATGATTTGCTTCCCATCCTGCACTTAGATATCCAAATGCACCTAGACCAGCCATTCTAGGAAGTATGTTTAATTTATTAGCAATGTTTAATATCTTACCAGTACCATAACCATAAGCACCTGCGATAGCTATATCACCTAATTTACCATCATCTATCTCACGGGTCATATCAGTAATTGCTATACCTGCAGGTAAAGAACTACCAGCAGATAAAAATCTACCAGTTCCTCTAAGTGCTTTAGCTGTTCTACCTATACCTTGCACAGCTTGTAATCCTTTACCAGCCATTGCTGTTGCTCTTATAAAAGGTATATAACTTGCTATAGTAGGTATTGCTTGACCTAGACCATACCAGAAATTATCTACAAATCCCTCTGGTCTTATGAAATCTCTTTTAAATTCTGGACCAATATCATGTGCTACATCTTTTAGATATTGTTCAGCATAATCAAATATACTATCTGTTGTAGGTTCGAACCCTAATGTCTTTCTACCCCAATCATAGAATCTATCAAGACCACCAGGTATACTCGCAAATAATTCTGCACCATGTGATAGTCCTGTCTTAAATCCCTCTCCAAGATAATTAATATCTGCTCTAGCTTTCTCTGTTCTCTCAGATAGATTAGGATCTAAACTATATGGATCATTTTTAAATAAATCCATATTAAAAAAATTTTTTTCTGTAACTATATCACTACCATATGAATTAAGATCCGTACCTGCAATCAGGTAGTCTTTCATTGAAGGATGAAGTTTATCAAACTCTTCCTTATTTAAAGTTTCTATATCCATATATTATATTTCCCGTGAGCCGTAAGGATCGAATGTTGATACAATTTTATGAGCAGCCATTGCAGCTGCAAATAAACCATCTTCTAATAATAATTTTTGTAATTCATCTTCATTTAAAGATGCAAAGTATTCTAGTGCTGTTCTATTACCTATAACATCACTATATTTATCTTTAAATAAGTCTTCAAATTTTTGACCCATTAGTTGACTTTTACCACTCTTCATTGCATTCAAATTTTGTTTTAACATATCTGCTGCAGTTTTAGGTTCTACTTGCCAATATGATCTAGCAGGTCCACCCTCACGTTGTACTTTAGTTTCATATTTAGATTCTATAAAACCAATAGCATTTAACATTTCTGCTATTTGATTTTTAGTAAATCCTCCATCACCATCAAATACATTTGCAACTTGATTTACTTGATTTGCTGCTTCTTGTGGCATATCATTAGTGCCTAAAAGTAATCTAATATTAGCACTTAAACCCTCAGTAAATTTATTTTTACTTTGATAATTTTTTTTCCACTGTTCTACTAGATATATTTGATCAACATCATTAAATTTAAATCTAACTTGATTTACATTTATATCTGTTTCATCACCTTTTTTTAAAGTTTTTTTTTCTGTGATGGTTTAGAGGTTTGTGTAGTATCTTTAAACTGACCTATGTCAGCATCTTTTGTTTTAGCTTTTTCTTTTTTAAACTCTTGTCTTATTCTTTCTTTTTCTTCAGTTGGATCTATGATAGAGACTGGTGATTTAATTACACCATAATCTCCAAGTTCTTCTAAAGACATTTTTTTTCTACTTTCTATTTTATTATATAAATTTAAAAAATCTCTAAATGCCTTATCTCCTGCTGGTCCATCATTAAACATATTTCTTGTAGGTTTAATCATGTTACCATTTTTAAATAAACTATTTTCTATAGTTGAAACATAATTTTGAGCTATTGTAGGTAATAGCTGAAAGCTAGTAGAATTATTTACAAGTTCTTCAAAAGGTATTTTAGATGTTTGACCATCTGCTCTTTCAATTATAAGAGCCCCTGTAGAGTCAATACTTGGTACATAATCTGCTGCTATATTTTGTGTATCACCCTGTGGAATATTAAAATCTGTAGTTCCTTCTACCAGTGATTTATCTCTACCAGCTATAGTTGTTGGTGCTGATTGTGAAAATGTATTTAGTATTTGATATGATTGAAGTACACTTTTATTAATTGAATCTTGTATTTGTATTCTTTCTTCTTCAGTTTTAGCTTGTGCCATAGCGTTAGTTTTTTCTACTATAGAGTTAGCTATTAAAGAAGCCTGTGTATCCACTACTTTTGTTATTGTTTTAAATGTTAAACGATTCATAAACTCTATTCCATCTAATGGATCAATATTATTATCATATAATTTTTTATCTATAAATTGTTCTCTTGCAGCTACATCATTTGGAAATTGTGCCTTAGCATTTGCTACTATAATATTAGCCTGAACAAATTTTAAATTAATATTACCTTCATATGTTCCTGGAAATGTATTTAATATACCATAACCTTTTGCTGTTATACCAGCTACTTTAGTTAATGAATCTGTTATAGCTTCTGGTGTAGCAACTTCTTCATCTACTTTTTTTATATTCATTAATAGTTTATCTACTCTAGGTGTCTTACTTATTTCTGATAATTTAAGTGCGTGTTTTTCTTCTTCAGCTTTAAATAAATCTTCTGATGGCACATACGGACTTGTTAATTCTATACCAGTTCCAATATTACCTGGTCTTGTTAAATAATTTGCAACACCTACTTTAACTTTATTAAAATCACTATTTTCAAATATACTTCTTTGTTCATTAAATATTTTATTAGTTAATCTATCTGCTATCTGATTAGCAGTTAGATCAGCTGTTGCTGTAATACCAAAAGCTAATGGATTTTCTGCTATTATGTTAGTTATCTGTTTTTTATTATTAAAAGCTAATTCTGTTTTTGCAAATGCTGCATTTTCTTTATTTAATGAATCTCTTGCAAATAATTCATTTTTCGCTGCATCTCTTTCACCTGCTTCTGCTAATCCCTGTAGAGCACCAATAGTAAAATCACCATAACCACTATTTGCAAAATCTTTAAATATTCCCATTTTACTCTCCTCTTGCCATTAACCCTGCCACGTTTGCGGGTGCTTCCATAGGCATTTCCATTTGTTTATCTTTATTTTCTTTATCTAATTTCATATCATATTTTCTATTAGCCATTTCGTTATAAAAATTAATATCTTCTGCATCACCCATATTTATTTTAGCTGGTATCTCTGCTAATGCAGCTTCTCCAGTTATTATCATGGCAACCATAGGTTCTAATAATTTAGCAACATCTACTGTATATTTACCCTCTATAAATCCTGAAAATGTAATTACTTTAACTAATGCTTCAATTGGTATACCCATTCTTAAAAGTGTAAACATTCTTTTCATGTTTTGTTCTTGCATTATAGATTCATATACATCATCTAATGCTTCTTCAACAGATGCTCTTTGTGGTGGGTGTTCCCAAGGATAATTACCAGGTTCATCTGTTAATGATTGACCAGGTATAGGTGCATCAAATGGATTTTCAGCTGGTTCTATATATTCTGTAGGTTCTTCTAATTGTTCATTTTTAAATTTTTCTATTAATTTTTCTAATTCCATTATGCTCTATCCTTTGCTATTCTTTTATAATTAGCTTTAGTATTATATAAATATCTAATAGTATTTTGTAATGCAGCATATTTATAATAAGTTGCTTCACTTATATCTCCAAATGATGCTCTACCTGCCATTGATCTAGATGCTCCTCCCATTCTCCCTGGAAGAGTTGTTTGAGGATTTACTAATCCTTGTGGTTGAAAATTTTGAAGGTCTGCTCTATCTGCTCCTTCTTTCATTACTTGAAGAATTGTTGTTGCTCCACTACCTATTGTTTTAGCAGTATCACTTCCTAGAAATGATCCTACTGCACTTATTGCTGATTTACCATAATCTATTGCTGTTTTAAAAAAATCTATCATATTATTCTCCTATAATCTATCAATTATACTTCCTGCTACAGCTATACCAAATTTTCCTAACATTTGATATAATGCTGAAGTTTTGTTTGCGTCTGATAAATCTAACTCTGTGCTTCTTTCTAATGCGGCTATAGCTAGATTGTGCGCTCTACTTTCCTCATTTTGTGAAGATGTATTTACCCAAGCAGCTTCATCTCTCCATCCTTGCCATAAAGCTGACAATGCAAAGTTAGATAGATTTAAAAGATTCTGTGCATTTAATTGATTAGCAGCATTAGTTATTGTTGTATTAGCTGTATTAATTGTTCTTCTCCATTCAACATTTGATTGATCTATCACTCTTTGATTCTGTTGATTAAATTGCTGTCTCTGATTCTCTACAGTTGCATTAAATTGATTTAATACCTGTGCTCTATCTGCGTTAGCTTTCTCAACAGCTATTTTATTCTGTGAATTTAAAGCAGATATTTTATTATTTTCTGCTACTGCAAATTGATTCATAGCATCTGATCTTGCGGCATTCTGTTCGTTTATAGTTGCTGCTAGATTAGAATAAAATTGATTTACTTGATTCTCACTAGTTGCATTAAATTGTCTTGCAGCATTCTGTGCAGCTTGATCTGATAGTAAGAATGATTGTCTTACATTTAAATTTTGTAAACTTGCCTGTTGATTATTTGACAAGTTTTGCATATCCATTTGGAAATAACTATTAGCATTTGTTATAGCAGCCTGCTGTCTATTGCTAAGATTTTGGAATATCATCTGTTTATATGTTTCAGCTTCTGCTTGTGCTATAGGAATAGAAGCTGTTAATAAACCATCTGCTAACGCCTCAGCCATCATACTACTAGAACTTAATCCACGCTGTGACATAGCAGTCTGTGTAGCTTTTGCGACACCTCTTAGATATGCTGGTAATGCAGATCCAGTATCTAATGATGTTTGAATATCTTGATTAATTTTTGCTAACTGACCCCTAACTGTAGCATCAGCATCTATAGTGCCCGTAGCAGCAACTGCTGGTGCTGTTAATCCTGTTGCCTGTGCAGCTGTCATTGTAGGAGTAGTTCCTGCAACTTGTGCTGCTGTCATGGCAGAAGGTGTAGCAGCTGTCTGTGCAGCTGTCTGTGTAGCTGTAGGTGCTGTTATATTTGATATTGTTGGAGTAGTTCCAGGTGTTGGTGTTGGTGCTACAACTGTGCCAGTTAAACCTGGAGTTGTCATAGTTTCACCAGTTTGCACCTGTTGTAAAGTTGGTGTTACTGTAGTTCCTGTTGGAGCAACAGGTGAAGTTAGTAATGAATCTATAAGTGAAATAACTTTTCTACTACCAGATTGTTCTGATGCAGTGGGCTGTAGTGCCCCTTCAGGTAAATTTATTGTATTAGGTGCATCAACTGTTCCTGTTGTTTCAGTTGCAGCTGCTTGTGCTGCTCTTGCTGGATCATAGACAGCACCAGCTGGATCTCCAGGTTGAACTGGTCTATTTAAATATATTATTGCCATTATCTCCCTTGTCGATTATATTTTTTAAACATTCGTTTTTCTGATTTATTTTTATTTTTTTTATGTACTCTTGGTCTTTTTTTAGGCTTTGGTCTTGGTGTAAAATTTTTAAAATTAACACGAGCCATTATTAATACTATGGTTTAGTTGGCCATGTAGCGTTTTTACATTTATCAACAGTGTCTTTATCTGCAGGAAAGTCTCTAAGCTCCTGCCTATATGTTTTCATGTCATCTGACATTGTAACATCAGACAAAGCATAAAAATCAGTTTCAGCTAAAAGATTATTTCTTCTAGAT